AGTTGTTGTGGTAATGGGTGTAAACACTGCCCTTTTTCACCACCACACCTTAAGTTAAATAAAGAACTTAGAAGTAATATTTATAATAATGATGAAAGACCTAATTAAAAAAATATTAAGAGAAGATTCATATTGGCAACCCCAAGACGACAAAAAATGGGAATTGTTAGATAAAGATGTGAAACATATCGTTGAAAGACTTATTGAACGTCATAAGTCAAACTGGGGTGGGGACCAATATGCGGTAATCTCAGCAATAGAAGAAATTCTAAACGGAATGTTCCAAAGAGTTAATAGATAATATAAACCATAGTATTTATTTAATATGACAATAGCTAGAGAAAGATACGGTATAGCTTTTCCATTCCAAGACAGTGATAGTGGGTTTTTTTTAAAAACAACAACTACTGTCGCGGAAGAGACAAAAGCTGATTTAATACACCTTATATTAACAAGGAAGGGGTCTAGATACTTTTTACCAGATTTTGGTACAAGACTATATGAGTATATTTTTGAACCACTAGACAGTACAACATTCCAAGCTATTGATTCAGAACTCAGAGACGTTATTCAAAAATATATACCAAATATAATAGTTAATGAAATAAAATTACAAAATTTGGAAGACGTAAGAGAGGAAGAAAGAAAAAATAATTCATCCAACCACCCATCATTGATGTCTAATGACAGTACCTTAGATACTGACTTAGATGATAGAATATATAGGGTAGCTGGTGATGGTACCGAAGAATATACTACTAAAATTTTTATAGATTATAGTATAAAAGATGATGTATTTGGTACGAGAGATTTTATAATTATAAATTTATAATATGGCAGAAAAAAAAATAGCTTACACAGAAAGGGATTTCCTAGGTTTAAGAAATGAATTACTTAGACTAACAAATATATATTACCCAGATTTAATTAAAAATTCTAATGACGCTTCTATATTTTCAGTATTTTTAGATTTAAATGCTGCTGTGGCTGATAATTTACATTTTAGTATTGATAGGTCATTACAAGAAACTGTTTTAGGTTACGCACAGGAAAGAAGTTCCATTTTTAATATAGCTAGAACTTACGGTCTTAAAATACCGGGAAATAGACCATCTATAACATTATGTGATTTTTCTATAGTAGTACCAGCTAGAGGAGATAAAGAAGACAGTAGGTATTTAGGTTTTTTAAGGAGAGGAGCTCAGGTAAGAGGGGGTGGTCAGGTATTTGAGTTGGTTAATGATTGTGATTTTTCATCCCAATACAATATAGAAGGTGCCGTAAATAGGACTAAAGTACCAAACTACAATTCAAATGGGATAATTCAAAACTATACAATTACTAAAAGAGAAGTTGTTGTAAATGGTGTTACTAAAGTGTTTAAAAAAGAAATTACTGATATAGATAGTAAACCATTTTTAAAATTATTTTTACCAGAAAGAAATGTACTTGGTGTTACTTCTGTAATACAAAAAGAAGGTTTAGGTTATACAAATTTACCATCATCTTTAGAATTTATCACCGCTAGAGAATCTAAATGGTATGAAATGCACGCATTGGCCGAATCAGAAGTTTTTGAAATAGATGAATCAACACCAGCTGATGACCCTGGTTTAAAAATTGGTAAGTATATAAGGACAGATAATAAATTTATAACTGAGTTTACACCTGAAGGTTTCTTTTTTTTAACTTTTGGTAGTGGTAATAATAATTCACAAAACCTACTAGACGAATTTTCAAAGTACGGAGTTAAATTAAATCTAAATAAATTTATAAATAACATTTCCTTAGGTACAATACCTAAACCAAACAGTACTTTATTTATACAGTACAGGGTGGGTGGGGGTAAAGCGTCTAATTTAGGGGCTGGTGCGATAAATTCATTAGGTCTTATAGATTTTGTAGTTTCCGGTCCAGTATCTTTAATTAATAACAGTGTTTCTAATAGTTTACAGGTTACAAATGTAACATCAGCTTTGGGTGGGGACGACCAAATGTCAACCGAAGAAGTTAGAAATTATGTTACTTTTAATTTTGCAGCACAAAATAGAGCTGTGACCATAAACGATTACATAGCAAGGATAAGGACTATGCCTGCTCATTTTGGTGCAGCGGCAAAAGTTGGTGTTACCGAAATAGAAAACAAAGTAAAACTTAGTCTGTTATCTTATTCACCAGAAGGAACCTTGACATCAAATGTAAGTTCTACCTTAAAAAATAATGTATCAGAATACTTGTCTAATTATAGGATGTTAAATGATTATATAGAAATTTCTTCTGGTAAAGTAATTGATTTAAGTTTAGATTTAGACCTAGTAATAACTACAGATGTAAACCAAGGACAAGTTGTTTCTAATGTAATTGAATCTGTGAAAAACTTTTTTGATATAGATTCTCATGAATTGGGTGAAACAATTAGTCTTAGTAATCTTTATGCTAGAGTATCTGAACAACCGGGGGTTTTAAATGTTATAGATATTAGAGTGTACAATGAAATAGGTGGGACATACTCAAACTCTATGACTTCACAACCACTAGTTTCAGGTTCCACAATTAGCTCAACATACCAAATTGGTGTAGTAGACCAAACACTATTCTTCCAACCGGACGAAATGCCACAGGTAAGATATCCAGATATTGATATACGTGTACGGGTTAAACAAATTAACAGACCAAACTTTTCATAATTATTTACATAATTTAATCCTAAACCTATTCTTAGTTTTGCAATAACAACTATTTATGATATAAACCCACGCAATGGTAAAAAGTTTAAGAGTTAGAACCGAAATCGGTGTAGATAAAGAAATCACTTTAGATTTAAATCAAGATTTTGATTTATTGGAGATACTGAGTTTAAGGTTACATCAAACAGATGTTTACCCAAAAGATTGTTCTGATTTTGGTGTTGTGGTTGGTAGGGTTGTGGTTAATGGTGGTTTTGGATTACCAAACGCTAAAGTATCCGTGTTTATACCTTTAGATGAAAAAGACGAAGAAAATCCAGTAATAAGTGGTTTATACCCTTATAAAACACAAAATTATAGAAATGAAGAGGGTTATAGGTATAACCTATTATCTAGTGTCCCAAACTATAATGGACACCAATCTACGGGTAGTTTCCCATCTATAGATAACGCATTACTCAACCAAGAAGTTTCTTACGTATATAACAAATACTACAAATATACAGCCAAAACAAACGATGCTGGTGACTTTATGATTTATGGGGTGCCTTTAGGCGAACATACTTTAGTTATGAATGTTGACTTATCTGACATCGGATGTTTCTCAATGGTCCCAGAAGATTTTAAATTACAAGGAGAACCAGAGTCCTCTTTTAATGGTGCAGAATTTAACACAAATTCGAACTTAGACGCTTTACCACAAGTAGTTATGTTGTCAAAATCTATAGATGTAAAACCTTTATGGGGTGATAAAGACTCTGGTTGTGGGGCAACCATAACTAGAGCTGATTTTGACTTAAGAGAATCTGGAAGTGTGGAGATAAAACCCACAGCAGTGTTTATGGGTTCATTAGTTACTGATACAGAAAGGTCTTCAGTTAATAAAAACTGTAAACCTAAAAGGGATATGGGTGAACTATGTAATTTATCTCCAGCACAAGGAAGTTTGGAGTCTATAAGGTGGACACCATTTTTTAAAGAAGATGTCAGACCTAGTGGTTATACAAATAACCCAGGAAAAACTGAATTAGTCCCTGTTTTAGAAAGATTTGATATTAATGGTGGTTATACGATAGATGAAAACGGTGCTTTTTTAGTTAATGTACCTATGAATTTAGAATATGTGATAACCAATGAATTTGGTGAACAAGAAATATCTAAAAAACCAGGAATAGGAGTACCAACAAAAGGTAAATATAGATTTAGAATTAAACCTTTAGAGACAACGGGTACAGCAAGACAAAGAAAACGAGGGGCTTTTTTGGTTCCTCAAATTAAAGAACACTCAAGGGAGGGTGTCGATTTTACCAATACATTTCCATATAATATTTTAGGTGTGAACCCACCACAAACCACACTAGTAGACCAAAAAAGTTATGCTTTTTCTGTAAAGTATTTTGATTATGCGGAGGCTGCTATTGACAGTGGTGATATATTATCATGTAATGATGTTTTTTATGAATTTGAATACTCTAAAGTATATACATTAACTTCGTTCCATAACCATTGGAAACATAGAGCTAAAGATGCTTTTATAGGGGTAAAAGAAATATCACCAAGACAAGAAGATAGTTGTGCTGGACAAGCAGCACCATTTCCAACGAACTCAGCTAACAAAAATGTTAATTTTGCAATTGTAATGAATCAATTTGTTACAAGATTTTTACAAGGGATATATACCATGTTATATTTTGTTATGGTTCTAGTGTGTACCATAGTTGCTATAATTATGATTATAATTGATATTATTTATGGTATAATAATGGTTATTATATGCGTTCTTTGTAATGTGATTTATTTTTGGAGTAGGTCCAAAAGGAAGAAAAATTGTAATTGTGGAACTTGTCCATGTAATCAAATAAGTGGTTTGGGCATTTCCTGTAATGATATATTTGGTTGTTTATTTTTAAGATTAACAAAATATCCAGAATGTGATAAATGTGGTTGTTATACTAGTGGTGTAAATGGTAGTGCAAATCCAGATTGTTGTGGTGGGTTGGTGGGTTGTGATGACGAAGGAGATGACGATAATGATTACTTAGAGTGTAGTTCACCAACAAACGATGATAAAGCTTTAGACCAGGGTTGTTATAGTATTGACTGGGACAATATTTTTAGTGCCATATCAAGTATTTTTAGTTCAGAACCTACAAAAGTAGCTATGATTATAGATTGGAGAAAAAGAGAAAACTTATTTAGGTCCATGTGTGATGGTTTAATGAATTATTTTTGGTCAAATAATTATGTTGGTGGTGTATTGTACGCATTCCAGTTCAGAGCTAAAATTAGACCTAGTCAAATAGAGGGTAAGTATAGGTCACAACATTGTGACGAAATAGTGTACTTCCATACAAATGACCAACAATATTATTACAGATGTACACCTTACAGTTATGATTTTGCCACAGGAACTGGTGTGTTTCGTGGTAGTCCTTTCTTCGATGCTAGTATACCACCATTAGTTGGATTTTTAATAGGTGGACCAATAGGGTACGCTGCGGCTTTAGGACAGGAAAAGGCTGCCGGAGCAAATAACAGAAATCTACATTGGCCAACAACAATAATGGATTTAGGGCCAGTAAAAACAAATATAGGTGAAATATGTACTAACACTGGTGGGTCTAGTGAAGGTTGTGCTGTTGCACCTAACATAGGTAGCACCACATTTAATGGTGCGGGTGATTTTTTGTTTGACTCTATAAATGAAATAGTTAACTACAATAATAGTGCTTTTGATTTAATAAATTTAAGAACACCATTTAACAGAAATGAAAGTTGGGGACAACCAGGGAGAAGAAGAGAACTTAATGGTGGTATGGCTTCCATACTATCACAATTTAATGAAATAGGTGTGGTAGAATATGAAACACCAGATACAGCTGAAATAAATTATTTTGCTGTACAGTGTAACCCACCAGATTGTGACCCAGCTACAAGATATACAGCGGATAATATGGGTTGGGATTACCCACCAGCTGGTGGAAACACATGGGCTAACGGTGCTACTATGTGGGATAGCAGTTGGCCTTCTACAGCAACAATAAGTCCGACTAGTGCAACTTGGCAACTTGGATGGCAATTTGAAGGAGAAGCAGCTTGGATAAATAGGTCAGTAAGTGTACCAGGTTTTGGGGGTTCTTCAGACGATAGTGTTGAAATGACAGTACAATTAAGTAGTGGTGATACTGTAAATCCTTCAGCTGAACACATTAGAGAGTGTATTGTCGAAGTTAACAACAATACATCTCAAATAGTACCATTTTTTCCTTGGGATAAAAACGGTGGTGGGTATGGTAATACTCAATGGCGTGACGGGGATTGGGCAACACATGAAAATGACATAGCTTTTGGTAATATACAAGATATATTTACATGGCAAACAAATACTGGTACAGCTTTACCAACAACACCAATAACACCAAACCAAACACAGACTAGATTATCTTTAGGTATGGGGTACCATTATTATTTTGGTTTAATACCTGGAGCAACTTCTTATGATACATTTGTTAAAAAGTATGTTCCATTAGTTAAAGAAAGCTCAGATGATTACGTAGTACTATAATGAGATATCAAGAAAATTTACATATAGTAAGAGGTTCCCAAAAATACATTGGTGCACAGGATAAAAATTTAAGAGTCCCGTATACTTTAGAATCCACTAACAGAACTTTAATTGAGGGTGAAAGGAATTTAGTATTAAATTTAGCAGACCAATATATAAGAGAACGAGAAGAAAGTTATCTTTATAGGTTATATGGTAAAATAAATGTTTTATATGACAATGTAATTTCTGGTTGTAGTTATGACCCACTATTTGTTTCTAACCATCTATACTATGACCCAATAATACCTTCTGCGTCTACAGCTGCTTGTGGGTACCCATCAAGTAGTTTTTTTGATTTTATACCATATACAGCATTAACTTCGGCACACAATTTCCAAGAAATAAAAGCAAGAAAAGATAATTGGGTAATATATGAATCTTATATAGATAGTAGTGTGTCAGACCACCCAATGGAATATACAGTTTCATCAAAAGATGATAGTGGAACAGTTAGTTATTCCGGACTAACATACCAATCTGGTGATGGTGTACCGTTTTTTGTTGAAAATGTTAAGATACAAGGTAAAAGTGGTGTAAAGTTT